CTCGGCGACACAGCGAGAGCGTCTCATTGTCCCCGCCGTCAGCGGTTGGGGGTCTGTGCCCGGAACCGCGTCGTACTCAAACTTCTGCTGCCTCTCCAACGGCAGCTCTGCGGCGCCCGGTGTCTTTGCGACCACAACGGACAAGGGTGTCGTCCGCTTCAACGTTGTTCCTCCCCTGAGTGTCACGGCAACCCGTGTCCGTACGAGTTAAACAATCCACTCCCCATACAACAAATGCCAGGCGGCCTTCTTCAACTGGTTGCAACCGGCGCTCAAAACGAGCTGGTCAACGGAACGCCCTCCATGACCCACTTCCGCTCCGTCTATCGTCGTCATACGAACTTTGCTCTCGAGCAGATTCGTATGCCGTTTACTGCGTCGAATCTTGAGTTTAACGTCACGCAGACGAGGACCATTTCCTGCCGTGTCGACCGGTATGCGCAGATGCTCCACGACTGTTATTTAGTCCTGACCATGCCGGACATCTGGTCGCCGCTCAAGACCATCGGAACGTCGACTCCTCCCACGGGCTACGACCCTCGGTCCAACGCCATCGGCTACGAGTTTCAGTGGATTCGCAACCTCGGCTACAACCTCATCGACCACGTCGACCTGGTCATGAACGGTCAGGTCATCCAGCGCCTGCGAGGGGAATGGCTCAAGCTGTACTCCTACATGACCCACAACGCTGACAAGCGAGCCATTGTCGACCAGATGACGGGCAACGTGCCGGAAATGTACGACCCTGCGAACGCCTACGACCGCCAGAACCAGTACCCGAATGCGATTACGCCGACCACGGCTCCCACGGCCCTGCCTCAGACGACGGTGCCGGAACCCAGCATTCGCTCCCGCCAGCTGATGATTCCTCTCCACTTCTGGTTCTGCGAGAACCCGGGGCTTGCGCTGCCTCTGGTCTCCCTCCAGAACTCCGAGGTCTACATCAACGTCACGCTGCGCCCACTCAACGACCTGTATACGGTCGTAGACGTCAACCCCGGGTCACCGACTTACGGCCAGCGCGTGGCCCCGGTGAACTATCCGCTCTCGCTGTTCCTGTCACCGCCTTTTCCGACGGGTCTTCCCAGCAATCCGGGCCTGGGAACCTTCATCCCTGATTTCTACATCGAGGGCACGTTCATCTACCTCACGGAGGTCGAGATGAACCAGCTCGCACGAGCCGACCAGACGTTCCTGGTCAAGACGGTCAAATACGTGAACAAGGAAGGTCAGTTCGGGGGCAACACGGACCTGGAGATTCCGATGTTCAACCTGGTCACGCGCATCGTGTTCGGGACCCAGCGCTCGGACCGCATTCTTGTGAACGACTGGGACAACTACACGAACTGGACCAATCCGAACCGAGCCCCCTGGACAGCGATTAACACAGACGTCGATACGTCGCTGTATTCGACCGGTCAGCAGCAAGTGACCTCGGTCTATCCCAAGTCGGCCATCATCGATGGAGTCATCCTGTTCGACGGAAAGGAGCGCATTGCTACGAAGCCCTTCCCCTTCTTCAGCCTTCAGCAGATGTATCGGCACGTGACGGGGCAACCCCCCGTGTCTCTACCGGGCATTTACCAGTACTCCTTTGCGCTCGACCACGACCAGTACCAGCCCAGCGGTGCGGCCAACGGAAGCATGTTCAATCGGACCATTCTCCGTCTGACCCTCCAGACACCCCTCCCCCTGTCCGTGAGTTCCGGTGGGGGTCCTACCTCGACCATCGTGTGCGTTTTGAAATCAACGGTCTTCAGTCCGAATCCGACCGTGATTCCCGCTGCACAAATTCCGCTGTTCGACCCCTCGGAGCTGGTAACCGTTGTCCAGACCAATGACAATGTCGTCTTCACCTTCACGTACAACGTCGGAGTCTACGTCGAGGCCATTAACTTTTTACGCATCGTGAGTGGCTTGGGCAATCTAGTCTTCGCATCATAACAATGGCCTACATTCAATCCGCCTACTACGGCGATGAGAAACAGATGCGAAACATCACGAAGGTGTTGCAGGACAAAATCCTGGGAACGACACTGAACGTCGATGTCAATGAGCAGCTGATTCCTCCGTTTGAGGTGACGGAAAAAACGGAGTTAACGCCGCAGGAAGAGAAGAAGATTCGCGAGTCGGCTGCTGCGCAATGTGGCGGAAACGACCAGGAGTGCATCAATGCGAAAGAAGCTCAGTTGCGACAGGACTCGTTGGCCGCCAAGGAGCGTGCCTCAAACTCGAGTGCAACGGTCATCAAGGGACGCCGTCTTACGGTGAACGTTGTCGACGAGAACAACAAAGTTCGCCGCCTTGTCATTCCAGACGGGCAGAAGTTCAAGCTGGACAAAATTATGATTAACGACCCTCGAAAGGGTGGAACTCAGCTTCCGAAATGGGAGACCATTCAGAACCAGTTCAAGCTAATGGCCGGGTTGATTCTCACGACAGCAGTCTACGTCTTCGGGGTGGTCGCAACCTACACGGTGTTTATGAAGGCCTTTGAGCAGAAGATTCTCTTTGTCATCCCGCTTGTCGCAATCTCCATTTTCATCCCCTTCTCGGGCTATGTCATGATTTTCCTCTACTACCTCTTCCAGGGTGCACTCAAGAGATATCTTGGCGAGGTATAACAATGTTTGAGCTTCGTTGGGTTGTCGCCGGGCTGGTAGTCGGGCTTCTCATCGCGACGGTTCTCGTCCCCCCGGCTCGCAAAGAAAAGACGGTTCCGTCTCCTGCTGACCGCGGGGTGTTTCATACGGATACAGGATGTGTTCGCTTCACGGCAGTCGAAGTCCCTTGCGTAGAGGGGGCGGATTCGTTGAACCACCTCGCAAGTGTTGCTAAGACACAATGGCCGTCGACGTACCTTCCGTCCTTCACAGGGGGTCTCCTTTCTTCTCTTTCATCATCGGGCTCGGCTTAGCGGCCATTCTCTTTCACCGCAAGTACGAGTCCATCCGCACGCTCGCGATTCCTCTTCAGGAGGCAACAGGACGCATCGTCAAGGCGGATGGAAAATGCTTTCGCTATCGCGTGGAGGATGCGAGTTGCGAAAGCTCTCTGTAAGAGATAAATGGAAGACGCCACCTCGCTTGATGCTTTGCTCCCCAGCCCCCAGGGCCCTCAGTCGCAGCCGCCCGTGATTCCCATGCCCAGCATTCCGAGTCCGGGAAACTCCGCGATGGTGCCCTCGTTCAAGCCGAGCCTGCCCGCCATGCGCTGGATGGCCTCGAGTGCGTCGCTCTATATTTCCTTCTTCCTGGCCGCGGTCCTGATTTCGCTCTCAACCCCCCGGAACCTCCTCCTCCAGTATATCCCAAACGCCTACACGGGGGCAGGTGTGGTAAGCTGGACGGGCGCTGCGGTCCTCGGTGTTGCTGCTGTCATTCTCTCGAATGTTCTGAACAACTTTCTGTCGGGATTCCTTGGCTGAGAGAAGCGCCTTGAACATCCCCGTCAGGATGCGGACAGTGGTGGCTTGGTCCGCCCGAACTGGATGAGGATTTGACTCATGATGCACCAAGAGACGCTGAACTCGACCGAGTTCGTATGCAAGCTCTCCTCGTCGAACAATTGAATCAACGTAGGCCTTGTAACAAGGGTCCATGTGGCAAAACGGATTGTCTTAGTCACAAGACTCCATTTTGTACACAAGATGCCGACTCCCGATTTCGAGTCTGTCTACAGCGCCTTTGAGACTACGATGCTCAAGGACGCCTACGAAGCAATTACGGTCTGCGACCTCTGGGACTGGATGCGCACCTACTCTCCCGAGGAAGGAAAGGGATTCATGTTCACGAGCCACCCCAACCTTGACCGCATCGAGAAGGAGATGAAGTTTGGAGGCCACAGCGGGGCGTCCTGGGGCTGGACAATGCGCACCATGGAGGCCATCGCCAAGCGGGGCTGGGACACGGTGAAGAATGAGGTCCGCACGAACACGGCCAAACGCCAGCTCGAGGATTGGGCCCGGGAAATTCGCAGTCCCGACCGAGGCACCGCCTGCCCTTGCCGCCGTGCGCAGGGCTACAAGGATGGTTGGTGTGGAGTTGCAGGCGGTGGCGTTCCAGGTTGCGACCATTAAGACGGAGGCTCCCATAAGGGAACAATGCTGACCTTCAAGAATGGACACTACGTAATTATGCCCGATTACTTGCGCTACCCGCCCGCGTGGTTCCACACTCGCATCCTGGTGGGTCCGGGTCACTTCCTCACACAGCGCTTTGTCGGCGAGAACAACATTAGCCATGTCATTAACTGTGCGATGGACGGCGACTGCCCTGACTGGTTTCCGGACCAGTTTCCAGAACGGTACGCCTGCATTCATGCCGTCGACAGCATCTACGCGAATATTTTGGATTGGTATCCGATGTTCGAGGCTATCCTCTATCGCTTTCTTCGTCAGGGAACCGGGGTGGTCTACGTCCACTGCCAGGCCGGCATGAACCGTTCGGCGTCACTGGCCCTGGCCTACGTGTGTAAGAATTTTCATTTGCCGTTGCCCGAAGTTGTCTCAGCCGTTCGCAAGCAGCGACCTGTGGTTCTTCAAAATTCAGTCTTCATGAACCAAGTACAGGAGTTCATAAATGGATGTCTTTCGGGTGCGAAAGATACGCGACTCGACGTCGACCGCGTCCACGAGCGGGACTCTGGACTCTTTACACCAGAGCATCATCCAGGACCTGAAGGACTCGGCGGACGGCCAGGAGACTCTCAAGGCGGAACTGGACCAACTGCGGACAACCATCTCGGACCTGTATGCGAAGAACACACTGGAGGCAGTGGTCCAAGCGAACCAGCTGGAGGCGAAAGTTCGGAGCATCGAGACGGAACTGGAACATGCCCATCCAGTGCAGGAGTACTACCTGAAGAACATGGACCTGCTGAATGAATACTACAAGAAGTCAGATGCAGGACCTGCGGCGCCTACGCTGGCACCCAAGGACGCGAACACCTTTCTGAAATACTTCCAGGCGGCCGTGCCCGAATCCACCGGTCCGTCCCGCAAACAGATGTTCGATGAGTATGTCCAGCGCATGAAGCTCGCGGCAGGGCCCGAAGCGGGCCAGCTCATGACGGAACACTGTTCGAACTGCAATACGGCCCGGGAGGAGATTACGTCGGAAGGCACACTCGTCTGCCCCAAGTGTGGGTCGGAAGAGTATGGCTTGGTGGTGAGCGATTTCCCGTCGTTCCGGGACCCGCCCAAGGAGCGCAACAACTACGCGTATAAGAAGATTAACCATCTGAATGAAATCCTGAACCAGTTTCAGGCCAAGGAGTCGACGGTCATCCCCGAGGACGTGATGAACGAGGTCATTCTGGAGATTCGCAAGCGACGCATTGCGAACATTGCAGACCTGACGGAGGAGGACATACGCCAGATTCTGAAGAAGCTGAATCGGAGCAAGTACTATGAGCACAGGGCCCACATCCTTTCCCGACTCAACGGAAATCCGCCTCCTACCATTACGCCTGAGATTGAGGAGAAAATTCGAACAATGTTTCAGGAGATTCAGGCCCCGTTCATTCTGTATTGTCCCAACGACCGAACCAACTTCCTCAGCTACTCCTACATCCTCTACAAGTTCTTCGAGCTCCTGGAACTGGACGAATACAAGGTCTACTTTCCTCTACTTAAGAGCCGTGACCGACTGATTGCGCATGACCAGATTTGGAAGAAGATATGCGACTACCTGAAGTGGGAGTTCATTTCAAGCGTGTAGGAGTCGCAACCTTCCTGTCCCACACATGTCCAAGGGCTGCAAGCATATCAATCCAGACCGTGGTCGGGTTCCAGAGACCCAGTTCACTGGCTCGGTAGTCGTACGGGTAGGCATGGTGGAAGTTGTGCCATCCTTCCCCCACCGCAAGAAACGAGGTAACAGAACTCTCTGCCGGAGGAATGTCCTTGTAGGGCCGCACCCCCCAGAGATGCGCAACGCTGTTTACGCACCAGGTTAGATGAAGGAGGAGAACCCAGCGGAGGACTCCGAAATACAAATACGCGTTCCATAGGGTGTGGCCCCACCACATTCCATAGACCGCCGGGACCCCGAACCCGATGACATGCGCCATGTACGGATACCACCGCTTCTGAAACATGACGACACTGTCGGCTTCAAGGTCGGCGAGACTGGGGATGTCTGTGCGCCGTGGTTTCGTCTCGAGAAGCCATCCCATGTGGGCATAGAAAAACCCCCGCTGAATCGAGTGAGGGTCCTTGTCCGTATCGCTGTGGAGGTGGTGAAGCCGGTGGTCGCGCACCCAGTGGTAAATCGTCCCCTGGTGGGCAACCGTATTCGCGAGCATGAGAAGGACGCGGACAGGCAGAGATGCGGCATAGGACCGGTGTGACCAAAGACGGTGCGCACCCGCAGTAATTCCGAGCATGCCTATGCACTGCGCAAACAGAAAGACATGTGCCAGGGTTGTCCACGAAGGACCTGTCCAGAGTGCATACGCTGCGAGGATGTGATGCCCTCCAAAATAGAGGAGGTTTCGCACGTGGAGTCCCATTGTATTAGACCGAGAGTCTCCCCGCTGTAAACGGGCCCTACGAACGCAACCATGCTGCAATCTTGGCTCGCATGTCGGGAACCGCTTCGAAGGCCCGGAGCATTGCACACGGACGAGCGAAGGACGCCTTGTTGTTCACGTCAATAAGATTGAGAAGATTCAGGAAGTTCGCATCGGGAATGAACTGGGGTGCCCTGGCGATAAGCTGTGCACGTCCAGACGAATCCAGGCGGTTCAGGGTTTCGAAGAGGTTCATGTGCTTGAAAGAGCACGGGTTGCATGAAGGTCTGTCTAGAGCTTAAGGACAACCGAGTTGCGGCGGCGACGGAATGTGAACGTTGACCACCCTTCACCACGGTTGGGCTTTCCGAACTGGTCGAGGATGACTTCCCGCAGTTTCACTGCACTTCCCTGGCTGTACCCCTGTTCACGTTTCCAGGTTTGGAAGGCCGCTGCGATGACACCCCATGTTACAGCTTCGCCTTCTCCGGGATAGATATGTTTGTCTAGGAACTGGCGAATGACCTCGTCACCCAGAAGTCGAGCATCGGGGTCTGCCGGGATTCCTTCCGGGTCCCACCAGGGTCCGTCTACTAATTCAAATAAAAGTCGAACCTGGTCGGGCGAGGTGCTGAAGAACTCCCGTTTAGGGTTCACTCGGTCGGAAACAAGGATACGATGAATCGTCTGCTCCTTCTGGTTCGGGTCTCTGACAAACTTCGCAAAGGTAACGGAAAAAGGCGTTGGAATCCAGGTGCTCATGTTTGCTTCTTCGAGTCGCTCTTCAACGGTGCGCTCGGTGAATCCAATTTTTACGAGCCCGGGCATGGATGGGTTGGTCATGCAATAAATATATCCGTGTGACATCTTGTCTATATAGAAGGCGTCTCGTGCCTAAATCTCTCCCGAGGGGTCATATCCGTCGTTGTCCTGGCAGTACATACACCCCGAGCAGTAGCGGCAGTCGTCCCGGTCGTCCTCGACCTCCATCGCCGAGTCGGACTCTGTGTCCATCTCCTCGTCGTCGTCCGGGAGCGGCGGTGCGTTTGCGAGCATCTCCACATCCGGAGGAACCGGAGTGGGCGGCCGCGGGGCCGGAGGTGGCGGTGCCTGGGTCTCGAAACTGACGCGAGGCGGGATTCCGGTCATCAAGGCTCCGTCAGAGCGGACCCAGGTCTGGAGCGTGACCGAGGGAGGTGGCTCGTCGGGCTCGGCCTCCTCGAGGAACTGAGCGGCATCTCGCCAGTGGTCCTCGTCGAAGCGGTCGGCGAGCTCGAGAATCTCCTCAAGCTCGTCAATTTGATTCGTGTAGTCGTCCCAAGCTTGGTCCAGCAGTTGCTGGTCCGAGTGTGGAAGGGTGGGGTCTTGTTGCTGCCGCTCGATGTCGGCGAGCTGGGCGCGAAGCTCCTCGAGGAGCTCCATCTGTGCTTGGCGGTTCATAGTTGCGCGGTCCATTGTGGTTGGGGCAAGGTCAGATGCCCTGCCGACTCACGAATCCGTTTTGGAGACCTGGCTTAGTAGCCGAGGAGACCGTGCTGGACGTACTTGTGGACGAGGGCGAACACGAGGGCGTGGGTGGCCGCGACGACGTAGAGGCCGCCGCCAGGGGGCAGGGAGAGGAGGACGCCGGGAGTGAGGATAAAGAAGAGAAGCGCGGTGGTGAGCACGTACATCCACATTCTGGTTTGTCTTGGAACAAGAGAATTTTACGCAAACTGCATGAGACAAGGTCCATCCGTGCGAGTGCCTCCGGGACAGGATGTCATTGCCTTGCAGGGCTGCGTGAACGTCTCCTTGGAGAACACCGCACTCGGTCCGCCCGGACTCATGGGAACGCACTTGTCCTTGCCCGAGACACATCCGACCCCCTGGCAGTAGACCTGGTTGGGCGCGCATCCGTTCACGGCTTCTGCGCCTCCCTTCGCCCAGAACAGAGCAGCCAAGGTTGCGATGCTGAGGACAACACCAAACCACAACGGATACTTCTTTGGAAGAGGGATTTCAAGGCCGAGAATCTTCATCTCTTTGTCCTACCTCAATAATACTTCTTCTGTACGTAGCGAACATCGGACTTGAACGCTCGAGACTTTGCGGGACTGCGACGGCGTGTGTAGACCGCAACCGCATTGAGCTTGCGAAGCGTCGACAGTTTGCCGTACTTCTTGACTGCACGGTCGATGCTCGCGTGACGGCGCGTCTTGGGCGACGACACTTCGTAGCCAACTGCCTTGAGCGGTCCTTTCTTGAGCGGGCCGATGCCCTTCATACCCGTGCGCTTCTGCCAGTCGGTCTTGCGAGTGCGACGAGTGCGGGACCTTGGGAGATAATTGTAAAATCCAGTGGGCTCCGTTTCTCCTTCGAGCTTCATCTTACTCTACCGCGGGAACATTCTTCCGTTTCGAGCAGGCGTTGCATCCAGGAGCGGCGGGAGCCCCGCCAAAGAGACCGGTCTGTCCCGGCCAAACATACATGAGCAGAACGATGACTGCAAGAAGAAGCACCCAGAGCCAGACCATCTTTACTTGTTGTCTGTCTTTTCTTCCGCTCGGGGACTCTGAACGCCGAGGGTGAGCTGGCGCTCGAGCGGGTCTGCGGGTGCTGCGAGGGCGCCCTTTCGAAGCGGGCAGAAGTAGCGTGCTCCGAAGAAGCACTTGATGCACAACGGGTTTGGGCATCCGTTGCAAGGGGTCTTCCCTTGGGATTCGTGGGTCACGAAGGAGCCGGATGTATTGCACTGCGGGCACGGCTCCAGAAAGGCGGGTCGGTCCGCGCAGCAGGGTGGCGACTTGGAGAGGGCGAGCAGGGCTTCTGCAGCCTCCTCCTCGTCGATGCGCGCCTGGCAGGTAGAGCAAGGTCCGCCGGGCATATTGCAGGTCTTGGGGTCACCGGGGGCGTAGTAGCCGCCGTGGTTGTAGAAGAAGCTGGGGGTTCGAAGGTCGATGAGAGGTTCCATCGTGGGTCGAGGGGTGTCGGGTCGGGTCTCCATCGAATCCGTTTTGATGAGGTCCGGAGAAACGTTCTGCCGAAAGAACAATGTCAGGCAAATCCCGCCTCCCATCCATGGTCAGCGACCTTCGGGTTGGAATTTTAGCTCCGGAGAAATGGGATTTAGTTTTCAAAGCTAACATAGACGCTTGGAAGAGGAAAGGTGGTTACCAGCTTGATGGAATTCGAGGGCCAAAGGGGACGGAGCTCTTCAACTTTTGGGCATTTGACAAAAATGCTCGAATTGACTTTCCTGAAGGTAAGGGCGATGGTGCAGAACATGTTATAGGTGACCGAGACCTGGATGCAGAAGTGGAGTACTTTCACTTTCCGTATTTGCGACGCACGGAAGTACTAAATCGCCCATCCTTGATTGTGTTTGAAGTCACTGGACATGTCATGCTTGGGATTTATTTCGGAAATCTAAAGCGACCGCAACTTCACATTCTTAACCCTTGGCCACTCAAACTAGCGTCTACGCAGTTTCTGGACACTTATGAAGTTGTTATGCAATCAAGCAAGAAGCTTGCTCGCGAGATTCTTTATGTCGATGTTGCCGGAGAACTGCAGACAATATTTGGGAAGGAATACAACCTTCAAGAAAAGGAGCGGGTTGGATTTTGTACACTATGGGTTGGTATTATGGCATCAGCAGTAATCCCCCATCTCAAAGAAATCCATGAAACCCTTGTCGGTCACTCGGCAGCTAGTTCGGTCCTAACGATGAGAACTGCAAAAATCTATAGAGACAAGGTGTACGAGCCTTTAGAGCTGCAGTTAAACGCAATTATAGATGCAACTCTTAAGGAGTTTCCAGGTTTAAAATGCGAATATCTTGCTGCAGCAAGAGCTGTTGGAGACCTTGCAGCAACGGCTATACGGGCGGGAAAACGGAAGTCCAAGCGCAGAACCTACCGGAAGAAGCCCACATGGAGACAACGCCACGGCCGACGCTCCACACGGAGGGCTTAACACCGAATGCTCTTGTCAAACAACGTCAGAAGGCCTTCGAACGCCGCCGTCTGTCCATCCTGAACCTTACCGAGGAAGAAGAGCACATCTACCGCCAGGTTCTGTCCACCCACCGAGCCCGCCAGACCCGTCGACTGGGACGCCGAGACTCCGACCCGAATCCGTACGACTCGGACTACATCTTCTACTGCTTAGAGACGCCCCGCAAGGAATAGGTAGCCTATGGGCATTCCGTACTACGTCGCATCCCTTCTACGTGCTCACAAACACATCCAGCAGACGTGTCTCCCGGGCACGCCTCTTGAGGTGGATTGCCTGGGCATCGACTTCAACTGCTTTTTGCATGCCTACCTCAAGGCTGACAACCCAGTGGGCAGCAT